GTGGTTCGCCGCTACGGTGCCAGCGCAGACGTACAGAGCATTATCGACGCCGCCAGCCAACCGGCTGAAGTGGCAAAAATCAACATAGCCAGAGCATGCGGCACATGCCTCATGAAACTGGCCTAAATAAGACTGAATGAGACGAGTGGTGATTTTATGGCAGCACTTAAACCTGAGGTGAAAGCATTCATCGTTCAGGCTCTCGCCTGCTTCGACACCCCGTCTCAGGTTGTAGAGTCTGTCCAAAAAGAATTCGATATTAAAATTACCCGACAGCAGGTCGAATCACACGATCCGACCAAGGCCAGTGGAAAGGCTCTGGCGCAGAAATGGGCGGACATGTTTAACGAAACTCGCCAGCGTTTCCAGAGTGAAATTAGTGACATCCCAATTGCCAATAAAGCATACCGTCTGCGAGCACTGGATCGCATGATGACGAAGGCTGAGAACATGCGGAACATGGCGCTGGCGGCCACATTGATTGAGCAGGCCGCTAAAGAGTGTGGGGATGCCTACACCAATAAGCAAAGGGTTGAACATTCTGGTGGGATGTCAATCAGTTCCGTTGCGTCGGTAATGGACGAAATAGGAGATGAAGACCTGTAAGGAGTTGCTGTGTTAACTGATAAGCAGAAAGCGCTCCTGAAAAACAGGTTCTGGCGTCTCAATCACCTGTACAAAATTAAAGATAAAAACGGTAAGTGCGTCACTTTCAAAATGACTCCTGAGCAGTTGGAATATTTTGATGGTATGCATGACCGTAACCTGATCCTGAAAGCTCGCCAGCTTGGGTTCACAACAGAGGTTTGCATAATCCAGTTGGATCTGGCGATTTTCCATAGGAAAGAGTGCGCACTGATTGCTCATACTCGCCCTGACGCAGAAAGACTGTTCCGTAACAAGACCCAGTTTGCCTATCAGCGCATGACGGATGACATCAAGAAGGCGAATCCGCTAATCAAGGAGACAACCAGTGAATATGTTTTCAAAAATGGCGGTAGCGTAACGGTATCCACGTCGTTCCGTGGTGGGACTCTATACAGTCTGCATGTTTCTGAGTTTGGGAAGATTTGTGCAAAGTATCCTGACAAGGCAAAAGAGATCGTAACAGGCGCATTTGAAGCTGTTCCTCTCGGTGGAAAGATCACGCTGGAGAGCACCGCGGAAGGCCGCTCAGGTTACTTCTTCGATTACTGCCAGTCTGCAGAGAAAGCTCAGTTGCAGGACAAAACGTTATCTAACCTGGACTGGAAGTTTTTTTTCTTCTCATGGTGGGAAAATCAACTTTACGCCATCGACCCCGTGGAACCACTACCGCAGCGGCTGGTTGATTATTTTGGCGAACTTGAGGCCAAGTACGGGATCGTACTGAACGAGAGTCAACGTGCCTGGTATCACGCCAAAGAGAAAACGCTCGGCGAGGATATGAAGCGCGAGTATCCCTCAATCCCGGCCGAGGCATTCCAGCAATCAGTTGAGGGCGCTTACTACGCCAAACAGTTCCGCTGGCTCTACGAAAATAAACGCATTGGTTCACTTCCTGATAACTCACATTTACCGGTTCATACGTTCTGGGATATCGGTGTTGGCGACTCCACGGCCATCTGGTTCATTCGTGAGGTTGGTGAGGAATTCCACGTCATCGACTACTACGAGAATTCAGGTGAGGGCCTCCGGCACTACATGAAGGTGCTGAAAGACCGTGGGTATGAATATGGTGAGCATTGGGGGCCACACGATATCGAAAACCGTGAGTTCGGCTCTGATGCTAAGTCCCGTAAAGAGCTGGCGCGTGAAGGCTATGAAATCGATGGGCAAACATACTCCATGACATTCAAAGTGGTGCCAAAAACTGGCGTTGATACCGGCATTGAATCCGTGCGTGAAATCCTGCCTAAATGTGTATTCTACGAAGAGAAATGCGCAGAGGGTATTACTCATCTGGAAGAGTACCGAAAGGAGTGGGATGACAAGCGCGGATGCTGGAAGGACAAGCCATTACATGACCATACATCACACGGCGCTGATGGTTTCCGTTATTTCGCTGTAGCGAAGAGCAACCGCAAAAACGTCGGCGCAATCTTCTACTAAGGGGCATTCAGTGACTGAAAAAAACAACGAGGTCGAATTCCTCGTTAATGCGCTGGCTGCAACCATCGGGCAGCAACGTATGCTCTATTCAGGAGCTATTAACGGCAACACAAAACGCACAAAACTGTGGGATGAGTTCGGTTACCCGAGTCATCTTGAGTTCGATCTCTATTACAGAGCGTATGAACGAAACGCAGTAGCGCATGCAGCCGTGCATAAACTGCTGGACTCATGCTGGACTGATAACCCAACGGTTATTGATGGGGATGAGTCGAAAGAGGCCAACAAAACCACGCCGTGGGAGACTCAGGTAACCAAACTCCTGAAGAAGCACTGGCCGAAAATTAAAGACGCTGACCGGCGCAACCTGATAGGACGATATTCCGCACTGCTCATTCAGTTTCGTGACGGCAGGGAGTGGAAGGAGCCGGTTGATCGGAATGCTGTCAAAAAACTGAAAGACAAATCGATAGTTCGCCTCATCCCCGCTTGGGAATCACAGATTAAACCTGGTAATCTCGATATCGACACGATGTCAGAGACCTACGGCCAGCCAGTTAAATACCTGTTTAACGAGCAACCTGTTGGCGATGATGGCACGTATGGTTCAGTACGTAGCGTTGAGGTGCATCCTGAGCGCATTATTATCATTGCTGAGGGCTCTGAAGACGAGAACATGCTGTCTGGTGTTCCGTTACTGCGTGCCGGGTATAACAAGCTGCTGGACCTCGAAAAGATTTCAGGCGGTAGTGCTGAGGGTTTCCTGAAAAACGCCAGCAGGCAATTGGGTATAGCGTTCGATAAAGATACCAGCCTGATTGAGCTGTCGAACCAGGCTAAAGAGGCCGGTTTCAATAACATCGGTGAGGCGCTGAATGACAAAATGTCACGCATGAACCGTGGCACAGATGCCGCGCTGGTCATGCAGGCTGGTACACCGTCTGTGCTGTCTGTTGCTGCTGCTGACCCTCAGCCAACATGGACCGTGACAGCTAACGAATTCTCAGCATCAATTCTGTGTCCATTCACCATTCAATTCGGGCAGCAAACCGGGCGTCTGGCCTCTGACGAGGATAAAACAGACTGGGCAAAACGTTGCAACACGCGGCGCTGGGGTCATCAGACAGCACTGGTTACTACTGTCATTGAGCGATTATGGACGATGGGCGCTATCGACCCTCCATCTACCGGAGAGATAACACTGGCATGGTCTGACCTGCTGGCACCGAGTGAGAAAGACAAAATCGCCAACATGCAGGCAATGGCTGACGTTGCTCAGAAAACACAGGCAGCATATGGCACCCCGGCTATTGACCAGAATGAAATTCGTGCCGCTGGCGAGCTTGAGCCGATACCAGAAAATGAACTGCCACCCGCAGTACCACCAGGAGACCCGTTAAGTGACGACAAAGAAACTGATACGGACGCCGGTGATACCTCGAAACAAAGCAGATCCAACCCAGTCGGCCAGGCCAGTTAATCGGATGTTCCGTGATATCGAAAGCCGCTACTACCAGATAAAGATTGAGTTAAGGCGGCTATTCGATACTGAGCTTATCGGGAGGGAATCGGCAACTAACAGTGCTGAAAGCCGCTCCGTTCACGGCAATGTTATTTACCAGGTGAATATAGGCCGATACCTCTACGAGCTGTCTGCAAGGGCGCTGGCGCGTTTGCTGGAGTCAGTGCAGGGCATCCTTGACCGTAATCTGCTTGATGGTGGAGAGCAAAACCTGTGGGCCATGGAATACGTCACTGAAGAATATGACCGGGGCACTCTCCTGGCCGTAACGAACCTTTCTGTTCAGTCACCAATATACGAGCAACAGGTTAGCCTGGCGCAAAGGCTTACGTCTCCGGGCATTCTCAACCAGATAGCCAGCACGCAGGTTGCCACATACAGCGACTGGAAAGGCATCAGTGACAAGGCAAGGTCAGACCTGGCTAATGTGATTACAGATGCGGTAGCGCGGGGCATCAATCCACGCGAAACGGCATCAATCGTCAGTAAGCGATTAGATGTTTCGATGTCATCAGCAAAACGCATTGCGCAGACAGAGCAGGTAGGTGCGCTGCGTAACGCCCAGCGAACCGAAACAAAGTGGTCCCGCGATGAACTTGGCCTCAACACTGCAATGATGCACCTTTCAGCGCTTAAGCCTACAAGCCGATCATGGCATGTAGCGCGGCATGGGCATATCTACACGCCTGAAGAAATAGAAACGTGGTATGCAGAGGGGGGCAATCGCTACAACTGCTATTGCTCACAGATACCTGTCATTCTCGACGATGACGGCAAAATAATTAACCCAGGCATGGTTGAGCGCCTCACGAAAGAGCGAGAAGCATGGCAGCCAGCAGCCAAAAAGGTGAAAAAATGAAAGGTGTTTACTTCGAATCAAAGAAGAAGGGCGACATATCTTGTACCCACGTAAAAATCGGGCCTGTAGAGGCGATCATGAAGCAGATTGGCGACCTGAAGTCTATCAAGTCACAAGGTCGCGGCAATGTTCGTCAGGTAAAAACAATCGCCAGAGCACTTCATAAAGCTATTCAATAACGAGGACACAGCATGAAACGCAACCGCGTTAACGTGCTGACCGTCGTCAACTCCGCTTCAAACATCACCACTGAAACCATCGACGGCAAGCCACATATCGTGGTTCGCGGCATCACGCCTGTTGTCGATGACATTGTGATGAACCGGAAGTTGTACCCGGCAGCAGAAATTGGCAAGGCGTACAACACGCTTGAAAGAAATCCCATGCCTCTTGGTCATCCAAAGGTTGACGGAAAGCACGTTTCAGCTCGTGACGTTCGGGCGGTGAATAACTATCACGTCGGCGCATGGTTCCAGGACGTGAAGCATACAGGCGGCAAAGTAAGCGGCGATATGTACGTTGACCGGCGCTATGCCGAGTCCAGCGAGAAGGGTAAGCGCCTGGTTAACCGGCTGGATGAAATGGCGGCAGGGACAAACGTCGATCCGATTCATATTTCAACCGGGCTGCTGTATTCGGGCATTGCCGCTAACGGTGAATCCAAAGGTAAGAAATACAACGAAATCGCCACAAACATGATGTTCGACCATGTGGCTGTACTGCTCGATGAGCCAGGCGCAGGAACCCCTGATGAAGGCGTTGGCATTTTCGTTAATGGCGAAGGCGAAGAGCAGGAGATCGAAGTCGTTAACCTGGACGATTCAAATAACCCTGACCCGCAAGACCCCGCATTTAAATCATTTTTTAACCAGCTAAAGGCGTTTTTCAGCGCCAACAGCAATACCGTCAATGAGGAAACAGACCCGATGAAAGAAATCATCACCAACGCGCTGAAAGCTAAAGGCAAAGAGGTTGAAGGCAAAACCGACGCCGAGCTGATGGACGCATATAACCAGGTGCTGGCTGAAGAGGCCAAAGCGAAAATTGAGGCCGACGAAAAGGCCAAAAAAGACAAGGAAGAAAAGGACAAGCAGCAGATAACCAATGACAGCGAAGTGCCGCCATGGTTCAAGTCATTTGCTGATGAACTGACGTCCATTAAAACCAGCCTGACAGCCAACGCCGACAAAGAAAAGGGCGAGAAGCGCGCCGCAGTCAAAGAGAAATTCAAAATGACTGACGTTGCCGTTAACGCTCTGGATGGCGAGGCGCTCAATGAGCTGTATGCGCAGTGCGCTACATCACACGGCCTGAATGGCGCATTCAACCATTCAGACAATAACGATTCATTCTCAGATATGCCGGAGTAATTAGAGATGGCTAAAGATGGAAAGCACGTAATTCACGCGGGCGGCATTTTCGCCAACCCGCAATTGCACCGCGAGGGTGCCGCAGCCGCTGATACCAAACCCGGCACTGTTGGCACGTTCGTAAACGGCCTGTTCACCGCAGCCAGTGACGCTGATGTTGGCATTAAATATGTCGCAAACTTCGATTACCTGCGCTGCAAAACAGTCGATGACATCATTAAGGCGGGCGACTGGGTTGTTGGATTCCACCCAACCCCCGGCGTGTTCCTGAATATTCCCGCAGCGGCTGGCACGTACAACAAAGGCGACGCGCTCTCTGTGGTAAATGGTCAGGTGGCTACCGGTGGTGCTGCTGGCGCTCAGTTCTTTGTTGAAGAAGACAAAGAAACCGTAATTTCTACCGCTGGCGATCTGCTGCGCGTAGTGGTCAAGTAAGGAGACCGATTAATGTTTGTATTCTCAACTAAAAAGGCCACTGAGACCGGCAATCTCGCGGTTAACCAGTCGCAGTTTCGAAAGCTGACGGCTGAGCGTAATGCCTCGTCCCAGTCCGTTGCTGATTTTATCGCACGTTCTCGCTGGCAGGGTGATGCTGAAAATACACCTGTATTGACTGCAACTAACGCCATCGACGATATTCGCCGCCTGTATAAAGCCTACGACCAGACTGTGTTGGCCCAGTTTGAGCCAAACACTGAATTCACCCTGCTGAATGACCTGATGCCTCTGGCTCGCTCCGTCCGTATTGAAGAGTCCGTGTATGAATACGCTCGTACCGGTGGTCGTGGCTGGGCGCACACCTCCATGTCAGGCCAGATTGGCGCGGCGCTGGATGCCAAGAGCTACACATTCGACGGCACCATGGTTCCTATCCATGACAGTGGGTTTAAGTTCAACTGGCGTGATCCGGTATTCAACAAGGGTTCGGCTCTGTCGTCTCTCGCTGACGCTCAGGCTGGCTCTGTTGATGACGTCCGCCGCCAGTATGTTGACTACATCTGGAATGGATTTCGGGACAGCAAGGGTAATTTCATCAAGTTTGATGATTACACCTGGAAGGGATTGCGCGGTGATGAGCGTGTGGCTCAGGTTGCGCTAACTGTGAACTTTGCCACCAGTACGGATGTGAAAGCCATGCGAGCTGGCGCTATTGCGCTTCGTGATGTACTGAAGTTGCAGAACTATCAGTACGGCAAACAGACCTGGTATGTTTCAGCAGAGATTATGTCTAACTGGGAGCAGTATTTTGACGTTAACTCTCTCCGTACAGTCCTGGAGGAAATCGCGAAACTTGCAGGTATTGAAGCCATTAAAGAAGATGCTCGTCTTTCTGGTAATGAAATTCTGATTGTGCCATTGCAGGCTGGTGTTGTTGCGCCAATCGTTGGTCAGGCATTTGGTACTGTTGCTGATTCCCGTCAGTACTACAACAGCGATTACGTATGGCGTACATGGGGTGCTGCTGGCCTGATGGTCAAACAGGATATCAACGGGCATTTCTCCGTTATCCACGCAACGACCGAATCAGGTAGCTAACAATGGCAGCCCAAATCACGATTGATGACGTAAAGGCACTCATGGCGGATCTGGGCTTCACTGTTCCTGACGCCATCCTGAATTTGCTGTTAGACCAGGTTAGCGCCGTGTCTGACTGCATGGACGGGGCCGGGTATTCAGAGAGTTTGCAAAAACTCCTGCTTATCTACGCTGTAACGCGTCTTGCGGCCCTGTCCGGTGCTCGCAGAATTGCATCTCAGTCAGCCCCGTCCGGTGCATCACGCTCATTTTCGTATGACAGTGCCGGTACTGATTACCTCTATGACCAGATACTGGCGTGGGATAAAAACGGTTGTCTGGGTGACTTGCCGCTGTCCAGTTCATCTGTCGGTTTCTTTGATGTTGTTGGGGGCTGACGATGGCGTGGAATTCAGTTACTGAACGATTGCCTGCACCGCTCGAGCGGGTATGGGTGATGACCAGTACAGGGCGGCAGACGACCGGCTACCTGAAAACTAACGGCGAGTGGTTCCTGTTCTGCCGGAAAATAGCAGCAGAGAATCCTGCTGTACTGAAGTGGAAGGTGTAGGCATGTCGTCATTAGCCAACTGGTCTTACACAGCCCCATGCACTATCTGGCGTCGCCTGGGTGATGATGAGCGGGGTGACTCGCTCGGATTCTCAGCACCAGAGGTAATCATGTGCGATTACGGCGGCGATGCTACCGCACGTATTGGTGATGTTGGCATTGAGTTTGTCATCAAAAACACTCACTGGACTGAGTATGCAGCCGCTAAAAAAGGTGACTACATTCTCATTGGTGAATCTGCCTCTGCCGACCCGCTATCCGTTGATGGTGCCGACGAAATCATGCACATCATTCGCTATGCGGACACGTTTGAACGCACCGCAGATGACTATGCGCTGATAACGGGGGTCTGATATGGGCGTTAAGGTAAAGGGGATTCGGCAGGCACAGCAGAACCTGAATCGGCTGATTAACGATATTCAGGGGCGAAAAGTTGTCCGGGCGTTGCAGTCGGCGATGATCATCGGAACGTCACAGGCATCGATATACACCCCCATAGATACATCAACGCTAATCAACAGTCAGTTCAGAGAGATAATCGTTAACGGAACGAGGATCACCGGTCGCGCTGGTTATTCTGCTGACTATGCGGTGTACGTTAATGACCCGAATGTTATTCAGAAATTCAGGCGCGCAACGGCTAAAAAAGAGTTTTTGCGACTTGGATTTGAGGAATCCAGTGCTGCTATTGACGCTGTTGTGAAAAAGGAAATGTCGCTATGACGCCCATGATGCATGAACGTGTCAGAGATCTGTTTGTTGATGCCGGGCTGTGTGACGGGTTTGTTGTTCAGTTGCTTTACTGGAAAGATACTGGGAAAAAACTGGATAAATTCATTGTGTTCAGGCCAAACGGTGGCACAGCTATCCGTGATGACCTGAGTTCTGAGTATCACATACTCGTTGACGTTGTAGGTGCTGTAAATGGCAATAATGACGTTGATGCAGCAGTGAGCAGCATTATCGAATACGTCCAGAAATGGCCGTTACCCAACGATTGCGTTGGATTCATCGAAAACATGGGAAGCATTCCCACCCCCGTTTTGACATCAGAGGGTCGTCTCGTCTACCGACTCCAGTTCGCTGTTACATTCGGCGAATAACTAAACACCAATACCAATAAGGTCGCCAAATGGCGGCCTTTTTTATTATCTGAAAGAGGAAGCGATTATGCAGGGCTGTGCTAGCGATTTTGGCAAGCTGATCGGAAAAGTGGCCGTACTACGCATGGCATTTGGCTGTGCTGATACCGTCCCGGCGCTCACTGAGTTTAAACGACTCGGTGCAATGACAACCAAGGGGATCGACTACTCAATGAATACCGTCAACTCAGAGGCTGACGATTCAAAGGGGCTGGTTGAGAACCTGGTCAACAACATGGATTTTACCGTTTCTGGTGAAGGGGAATTCCGCAAGTCTGACAAGGCTAATGAAGTCGGCGCGTGGCGACTGTCGAAATACATTTTCGACGAAGTACAGGCGGGGCGTCAGCCTACCGTGTGGGTTCGTTTCGATTTCGTTGGTGAGGATGCAGGCACCTATCTGATGGGTTATTTCAACACCACATCATGGTCAGGTGATTTCGGCACCAGTGACATTTCAACATTCTCTGGTGAGTGGAAAGTCTACGACGCGGACACCGTAGTATTTGAGGTTGGTGATACCATCGCGGCCACTGGCATCACTCTGTCGCCGGTAACCGCTTCAGTAGTGGTTGGAGCTGAAACTCAGTTGACCGCCTCTGTTCAGCCTCTGGATGCGACTGAACGCGATGTAACGTGGACCAGTTCTGACGCCGCTATTGCCGAGGTGACTACTGCCGGTCTGGTAGTTGGTCGCAGCGCTGGATCAGCAACTATTACCGCAACATCAGTTGATGGTGGGTTTACTGCAACGAGCACCATCACGGTTACAGAGCAGGGTAGTTAATTTCGGGGCCTCGGCCCCTTTATTTTGAGAGACGCAAATGCATGTCATCATTAACGGCGTTCCGTATTCTCCTGAAACACAGCAAAATTCACATATCGGAATAGTAATTACCACACACAACAGGCACGCCGTTTTATCTCGCGCACTGGAACAACAGTTAAAGTTTTTGCCAACTGGTGCGCTGGTGGTTGTTGTAGATGATGGGTCGGCAAATCCGGTCACTGTTCCTGACGGCATACAATTGATCAGGCATGAGAAATCGCTTGGTATTGTGGCATCGAAAAACCGCAGCCTTGAGGCGTTGATTGATGCTGGCTGCGAACATCTGTTCCTGTGGGACGATGACGCCTGGCCTGTTGCTGGTGGGTGGGAAAAACCCTACATAGCATCGCCTGAGCCACACCTCGCATACCAGTTTCTGGACCTCGCAGGGTCACGGAAACTAAACGATCTGGCTGTGCTGTACCGTGATGACAAACACATTGCCTACACTGGTCAGCGTGGCGTAATGCTGTACTACCATCGTTCGGCTATTGAAGCTGTAGGCGGGTTTGATTCTGTTTATGGCCGCGGCATGTACGAGCACAGCGATCTGGCGTTGCGCATTCACAATGCAGGATTAACCACATGGGCATTTGCTGATGTGGCAGGTTCTGAAAAACTGATTCATTCGCTGGACGAGCATGAGGCTGTTGAGCGATCAGTATCCCGCCCGGACAGGGAACAGCAGGTCAGACACAACGTCACGATCCACAACGAGCGCCGGGACAGAGGCTATACCGGTTATGCGGAGTTCCGGCAGCAACGCAATGTGGTGATTACCTCGTTACTGACCAGCCAGCCAGACCCTCAACGCGGCAGCAAAATAACGCCATCGTCTGACCTGCTGGCTAAATGGGCGACATCGGTTAAAGGTGGTGACGATGTTGTGCTGGTGGACGAGCTTGATACGGCACCTTCAGGCGCAACGCTGCAACGCGTACCTGTTGTGCCGATGAATGTTTATTTCTGTCGCTGGCTTCATATTTATCAGTATCTGCGTGACCATCCTGAATACCGGTTTGTCTGGTGTACCGATGGAACTGACGTTGAGATGCTGCATGAACCCTGGCAGGAAATGGAACCGGGCAAACTATATGTTGGCTCTGAGCCGAAAACATATGCTGACTCATGGGTAGCCAGTCACCACCCTGAACGACTCTATCAGGAGTTTCTCGCTGAACACCGCAATGACCTGATGCTGAATGCTGGTCTGTTGGGTGGCACGCGTGCCGATGTGATGGCCTACGCTCACGCCATTGTGCGTATCTGGTATCGCATTGAAAGCAATCGGTTCTGGAAGAAAGAGCATCTGGCGTCCTCAGTCGGTGACATGGTGGCTTTTGGCATCGTTGGTTATCAGCAGCGCGATAAACTGGTGACCGGTCCGCGTATCAATACAGTGTTTAAAACCAACGGCACAGGACGGGAGTTTGCATGGTGGCAGCACAAGTAACATTTGTTGTTGTCGGCCATCACTCCCGCCGCGATATGGCAACGCGACTTGCTGAATCTCTGGATGCACATCTGTTGATTGATGAGGGTAACAACGGCGCTAACGCCAATCATCGCCGCGCCATTGAGTGGTCAGCACAGCAGGATTGCAGGGTGGTTATCTGTGAAGACGACGCGGTGCCAGTCTCTGGGTTTCTGGATAAAGTAGCAGCATGGCTGGCGCGGTTCCCTGACCATCTCTTGTCTTTCTATCTCGGCACCGGCAGGCCACCACAATATCAGATGCAGATAGCGCAAAAACTCATTGAGGCTGATGAACATCAGTGGGATTGCATAACCATCCCCAGACTGATCCACGGAGTTTGCTACAGCGTACCTAAACATCGCATCAGTGATGTACTGACGAGGTGGGATAGCGGTAAAGCCGCTGATTTTGCTGTAGGCGATGCGTGCGGGGGTGATGTTATTTACCCATGCTATTCACTGGTTGATCACGCTGACAGTGACACTGTCGAGCAGCACCCTGACAGGGTTATCAGAACAGAGCGCCGCCGTGCATGGCGGCTTGATATATAACACGGCGATACCAAATGACCCCATGCAAAGAGATCGGCGAATGTCTGATATCACTCAAAGAACATGATTATTTTTTCAGGCCATCCCTCATTAATATGACGAAGATCGGAGAGCCTGAGCAGATAGTGCATGCGTTCTATGACCTGCATAACGATGATGTCCCGGCACTGATTAACAATGCATTGATGGCATATGGAACAATCCCGCAGTGGTTGGCTGAATATATTTCACGCCCTCAGTTCAGCAAACGAGCCGTTTTTTCTGCAATGAATGTAATGATGGCCTGCTGCGAGGACGACATAACGCCTCTGATTGGTGAACTGGTTCCTGGTAAAACAGGGAAATGGGGGATGGTATACCGACCAGGAGAAATGCCTCTCCCTGATATTGTGTTGATTGCGCAATCCCTCATTCAGCACGGTATCATCGGCAAGGCTAAAGTTCGTAAATTACAGCGCCACGATACACAGCAGTCTACCAGTGAATTCAATGCATTTGAGTACATCAGTGCAGCCCGAAATCATTTCAGCATGCCGCGCAGTGAGGCAGAGCAGCTAACAATGACCGAATTTCAAATGTTGCTGGCAGCGAAATATCCAGACCAGAAAGGGTTCACCCGCGAGGAATACGACGCAGTCATTGATGAGGATGATCGCCGCTGGCAGGCCATGCTGGATAAGGAAAAGAGAAAGACGGCATAACGCCAGTTTTTGCTTTCTTTTGCATCTGGTTACATCTAGGATTTATCCTAACTTTAATTACGGGGATAATGCTGTGGATGAGTTTTCAATACCAGGGGTGCCAAGAGATTATTATGTTGCGCTCACCAACGATCTTGGTGTTGTCGAATATAGTGCGCTAAGAGGCAAAATCAGGAAATTGGTTGAGATATATCAACAGTACATTCAGTCTGTTATTGAGAGAGGCGGAAAACCTCATACTGCATCATTGGATGTTTCTGATATCATTAAAGAGTTCTTTTCAAAAGAACCAGAAGAAGCCCGATTGGCATTTTTTGAGGTATACACACAGGAATTGGAAGCCGCGACCTCCGCATCAATAGATGACACGAATAAAATCAATGTCGAGATTGCACAAAAAGAATCGTCTAATTTTATGGCTGCTCAATGGATATTGGCGCTGATAATTTTTTTAGTGGCTATGGTATTGATACTTAAATAACAAAACAGAATGAGAAAGCCTCGCTTCGGCGGGGTTTTTTTATGCCCGGAGAAAATCAAATGGCAGGATCGGTCAACGTAGGCAGCATCATTTATGAGGTAGACATTGATACCGCCCGCCTGCTGGCCTCCCGTAGAGAGGTTGACGCGGCGATAAACGGAATGAGTGCCGGGATGGGCCGCCTTGAGGCCAGTGTTAATCGCACAGAGCGTTCTGTGGCCTCTATTGAACGCACCATGTCCGGCCTGACTAATGTCGCGAAATCTGTCACGGCGGCGCTATCTGTAAGCCAGGTGGCGGCGTGGGGTAATGAATGGGTTACAGTAAACAACAAGCTCGCCAACTCCGTTCGCGCAAATGAGCAGCTCGCTGATGTAACACAGCGTGTTTTTGATGTTTCTCAAAACACCAGGAGTGGTCTGGCAGAAACGGCAGCACTGTATGCGCGCCTGGAGAGAGCAACCAAAAGCGCAGGCACCAGCACCGGTGATCTGGTGAAGCTGGTTGAGACTATCAACCAGGGGCTGGCTGTATCAGGTGCCACCACTGAGGAAGCAAGCTCGACAATGATCCAGTTGTCTCAGGCGTTGGCATCTGGCGTTCTGCGTGGCGAGGAATTCAACTCAATTTCTGAGAACGGCAGCAGACTGGCAGTTGCACTGGCTGATTCGTTGGGTGTAACTGTTGGACAACTGCGAGCAATGGCCGCGCAGGGTAAATTAACCACTGATGTGGTAGTCAATGGCCTGTTGAAACAGAGTGATCAGATCGGTAAGGAGTTTGCCAACACCACCCTGACTATGGGGCAGGCGTTCACTGTCGCAACAAATAACATTACTAAATTTGTAGGCGAGAGCACCAGCGTTTCAACATCCATCCGGGTATTCAACGATGGTGTCATTTCTCTGAGCCAGAATCTGGATGTAGTGGCAAACGCAGTGGCGTTAGCTGCTGTGATATTCGGTGGGCGTTTTGCCGGTGCACTGGCGCTGGCGACAAAAAGCCGAGTTGAGGATGCAATGGCTGCCAGAGCGCAAAGCGTGGCCACTGCACAGGCCGCTGCTGCTGCTGAAAATGCAGCGCGGGTCACAGCTATTAAAGCCGCTCTGGATAAAGACATGGCTTTGTCCAACCTGGCTGTTGCGCAAACTGAATATAACGTTGCGAGAGGCACAGCGGCTGAAGCCCTGGCGCTGGATAACCTGATAGCGGTTAAATCAATTGCCGTGCAGCGTTCTGCTGCGTATGCAGAAGCTCAGTTAGCCCAGGCGGCAGCGACCAGGGCGGCCACAGCAGCGGCAGCATCTTCAACAACAGTAATAGGATCGCTTGCCAGAGGTGCGCTCGGATTAATCGGCGGCCCGGTTGGAGTGGCTACCATTGCGGCGGCTGGTCTGTTTTATTTCTACCAGAAAATGCAGCAAGCTAAACAGGAAAGTATTGATTTCGCTGACAAATTGGGCGGTGTCATTTCACAAATGAATGAAATGAACCAGATCCAACTAAAGGGAACTCTGGCAGATGTTGCAGAATCAATAAAAAACCAGAAAGAACAGCTTGATGAATTAAGCTCAGGCCTTGAGGACGCGAGGGATAATTCAAATAGTTTCCAGAAACAGTTAGAGGGTCTGAAGGGGCTGGATGCGCCAACAGAGACCATTGCAAAAGCGCAGGCAGATCTCTCTGATGCATTGAGAGAGGTTGACCGACAGGCTGCCAAAGTTGATCAGGCGTCGCAGAAACTCGCCACGACCCAGCAATATCAGACTCAAATACAGGACACTCTCAACAAAAAGATCACAGATTCTGATGCGGCATTTAATGCGCTTGCAGAGAAATTGTCTGTAGCCATCCCTAACGCCAGCAGGGCATCCATCGCCGCGATTGCATCAACAATTCAGGTGATAGACAGCCTGAATAAAAAGGTCTCAGGCGTTAGCGCACCTGCTGAACCTGCGTTATCTCCACAGGCGCAGGATCTCATTAAAAACGCACAGAGAAGACTTCAGCTATCAAAGCTTGAGGGCGAGGCGAGGGCAAAACTTCAGGCGCAGTATGATGCAGATGACGCTGGTCTTACTGACCAAAAAAGGGTTTCGGCACTTCAGGAGGAATATGCTGAAACCTATCGTGTTACGGAGGCCCGGAAGGAAAGCAACAAGGAGGGCAAAACAACTGCCACCACGACCGACTCCATCGCGCAAAAGCTGGAGAGGCTGAAAGATCAATCTGAACTGGCATCTGACTCCACAGCGAACCTGAGCCGACAGCAGACGATCCTCAATGCCCAGCAGTCATTGGGCAAGGGCGCGACCCAGACGCAGATTGACCTGGCCGGGCAGTATGCTGCTAAAAAATGGGATACCGCGAATGCTCTGAAAGCCCAGGCGGCGGCTGAAAAACTGTTGCCTGAGAACAAGGAGAACTCCAGTTACAAACAGGATGTTCAGGATTTAAATACTGCTTTTTCCGCTCAGAAAATCAGTCAGGAGCAGTACAACAAAACCTCTGAGCAGCTGGAGCAGCAGCATCAGGCTAATCTGGCAAAAATCCGCGCCGATGCCGCAGTGACACCGCAGCAGCAGGCGGCTGGTACGGTTGATCCGGTTCAACAACTGGCTAACGAGAATGCTCAGAAACTGGCACTCATCCAGCAGTTTACTAATCAGAAGGTCATTACTGAGCAGGCCGGTCTCGCCCTGATGAACGCTGCAAATACTGAGTATGAACAGGCCAGAACTGCTGCAATGTGGGAGCAATGGAAAAACCAGAGCGAGGCGAACCAAATTCTCGCAAGTGGCTTTGAATCCCTCGCGGGGAATGCGTCAAATGCGCTCACTGGCATTGTGACTGGCAGCATGTCTGCGCAGGAGGCCATGCAATCGCTGGCAAGCAACGCTCTGAACAGCCTGATAAACGGATTTGTTCAGATGGGTGTTGAATGGGTTAAATCAGCGATCACGGGTGCGGCAGCGCAGAGTTCAGCAGTTGCGGCTACCACAGCAGCGCAGACTGCCGGACTGGCAACCACCACGGCTGCCAGCGTTACGTCAGCGGCAACGACTACAGCGGCATGGACTCCCGCGGCACTGGTGGCCTCTATTGGTTCGTTCGGTGGTGCCGCAGCCATTGGTCTCGGGGCGCTCGTTGCTGCATTCGCTGTAAGCAAGGCATTGTCTGGCAAGCGAAAAAACGGAGGTCCAGTATCTGCCGGGTCAATGTATCAGGTAGGTGAGGGTGGAATGCCGGAGATTTACAAGGCGTCCAACGGTAGCCAGTACATGATTCCGGGCGATAACGGATCGGTTATCAGCAATAAGGATTTGCAGGGCAGCAATGGCACAGGCGGCGTAGTCATCAACATTCAGAACTATACCAGTTCAACCGTTGATGCCCAGGCCAGTAATGGGACTGGGGGAGTAACTGTAGATATCATTGTTGCAGATTTGGATCAGGGTGGGCCAATTCGCCGGGCGATTACCCGCAACACAACCGCCACCGCGAGGGCTACAGAATAATGGCTATTGATTATCCTGACTGGCTACCGCTGGCTCAGAAATCCAATAAATCACCCGCTAACGACACTGGATTCCGCACCGATCAGCCACAGGTCGGTGCACCTATTTTCCAGAAATTGACCGACGATCTGAAAACATCATTCAACCTGACGTGGATATTCACTCGCGCGCAGCATCGGGCGTTTTTTCAGTGGCTCCGCAGCCCCAAGTATCTAGATAATGGTAATCAGTGGTTTTCTATGCGGATATCTACCGGAACGGGGGATACAGGTCTGGAGTTGCAGGAATTTCATTTCACAGCATATCCAACCTGGAGCCAGAGTGGCTCAGTATTCACCTGGACCGGGAATGTGGTCACTCGCAGTCTGAATAACTCTGATGATGATTATGACGATATCATTGTTGAGCTGCCTCCCCCATGGGACAGTTGGCTGGACATTATTGTTACGGGTTATCCTGATGATCGTGACCCGGAATCTCTGCCGAGGAAACCCTGATGCCAACATTCAGAGAATATAAAAGCCAGCGGCCTAACCGGGTGCTATATGACACGCTGACTTTTTATAATGAGGTGTTTGGATATATCAGACTGGTGGATAAGCAAATTTTCCCAAAAACGTTTGCTGGTCAGATTTACACCCCCTGCCGGATGGAAATATCGGAGAGCCAACAGAGCAGCACGCCGGTTATCGACTGCTCGGTGAAATTCAGTCGGCTGGCTCAGGACTTTAAGCAGCAACTAAAAAAATGGAAAGGCGTCGCCCGCATCACGCCAATATCTGCAACGTATCAGAGATTTGATTCAGCCGATCTGAACACATCGCTGAAACCATGGACGCTATACGTTAATGATGTGAGCATGGACCAGAAAGACGTCACGGTAACACTCACGCTGAAAAATCCCATCAATAACAACGTAGGCCGCCTTTACACAGTTGACGAATTTCCGGGGCTAAAGGATGCGTAAATCTGAGTTTATTGAAATGGCAACAGGCGTTCCATGGTCTGATCGGTCCTGTTCATTCGACGCAATGGATTGCTGGGCATTAGTTGTCCTCTATTACAGGTATGTACTCGGCATCGAAATTCATCACACTCCAGACTATGAGTCCGGGGCAGATTTCCTGACATGCTTTACCGACGAGGTAATTTTCTGGCAGAAAACCGACATATTTTCTGATGGAGGGATATTCATAGCCTGGTACGGTAGCCAGCCGGTTCATGTCGGTCTGACAGTTAACGGAATGGCTCTACACAGCCGTGGTGAAAATGGGCATGTGAGAGCAGACAGCATTCGCACAATTCAGAAATTATTCACACGCGTGGAGTTTTATCAGTATGCCGATTATCCAAATTCAGCGCGTTCCGGGACTGCCTAAAGACAGGGTTATGGCACCAGAAGGCGAGCGATTTGTTGACTGGTTAGCCAGTCAGAATCTTCACAATGAGGTCAAAATTAATGTTAATGGGAGAGAGCTTCAGGACGATGATGAAATTGGATTTTATCTCAGGGAAGATGACCGAATTATCATTTTCGACCAGCCCAAAAGCGGAAGTCTTGCGAAAACATTACTTAACCCTTTAGAGCATTTCAATCCGATAAAATTCACCCAAAAAATAATGAACGGGCTGATAAAACAGCCGAGTGTCGGGGATATTGGGCAGAGCAAGACGTCATCTAACAATAGCATCAAGGGCCAGACAAACATTGCACGTAATGGCGAGGCCAGGCCAGATAATTACGGTCTGATTCGGGCATTTCCAGACCTAATTCAGGAATCTCTTTTTGAATATAGTGGCAATCTAAAATATCTGACAGAGTTCATGAATTTCGGGCTTGGCAAATATACCGTTAGTTCAATCAGATATTCAGAGTCTAATCTCGGATCAATGGCTGGAGCCTCATTCACAATATACAACCCAGGTGATGTCATTGGCACTATTAATGAGGGGTATCAGTTTGATGATGTTGACGGACAGGAGGTCCCCGGAAAAAACGAATCAGATGATTACCCGATAGAGACAGCAACGGCCAACTCGGTGATTAGTGGTAGCTACTCCGGTGGGCAAATCCTCATGAAAATAGTTAAACAAACAGAGTTTGACTATTTCATGGGGCTGACATTGCCTCACGCCGTCTCATTTACGATAAATGCTACGTATTCAACCGCCAGCGGCAGCGTAACCGAGGATTTTACGCTTTCAGGTAACCTGATATCAGCAACACAGACTGACAATGGATCGGTCACTGCCCCAGTCTATTATTATAATTTCGTCATGGACAGCATAGACGGTTCCAAGGCGTCATACGTAACGACAGCCACAATAAATACTACAAAATTCATCCTGAATGATAACCAGGCGTTAGTGATTGGCCCATTTTTTTCACCCCTGGATTCCACAGATTTGTGGATCCACACGCAGTCAGGGTTGGGTGGTGATAGTGAAACAAACTGGCAGGTTACTATATGGCAGGTGGATGACGATAACATACAGGTACCTGGGACTACACAGGTGTTCACGTATCGCCAGACGACACCCCATCAGTCGACCTCTGACACATTCTACCGTACGGACAAATTAACACCTACCGGTGGCTATGGGCGCTATGCCGTGAGTTTTCAGCGCACAGATAACAGTAGTGACGCCAGTGAGCTGAAGGTTGAGGCGATACATGCTGTAAACATCAGGCGCAACGTGACGTACCCTGATGACACTCTGGTGAAGGTAACCGGCCGACAGACTGAGAATGCAACAAGTGCCAGGGAGCGCAAATATAATGCCCTGATTAACAGGCATGTTATCAGCTACGACACATCAACGCAGACAGTAGACTACACCATCAGGGCTTCGAGAAAATTCTCTGATATAGCCCTGCATAACTGGATGATAATTGGCGGACAGGCTGAAACATCAATCGATATTTATGGCCTTTATCAAATTCAGTCCGAACTGGAGTCTATCGACGCCAGGCTGTCATATTTCGACTACACATTTGATGATGAGAATGTGTCGCTAGGGCAGCGAATGGAAACTATCTGTGATGCAGCCGGAGTTAGTGTGTTTTGGGATGACGGGGTCCTTTCATTCACTTTGGATAAAAAGCGGTCGGTGCCAGCAACGGTATTCAACCGCGCTAACACAGTAGAGGCCGGATATTCGCTCAGCTATGACATGACGCTCCCGGGTGGGTATGACGGTGTAGAGGTTCAGTACCGAAACCCAACCACGAACAAACAGGCATTTATCCGTTACAGAGTCAAAAACGGACAGATTGAACTGGGTGAGCCTACAAAGGCGAAAAAATTCGAAATGATGTATATCCGTGATAACTATCAGGCTGATTACCGCGCAAGGAAGGAGTGCAGGAGACTGATTTACTCCCGTATGAGCATGGATATTACCACCCTTGCTGACGGCGAGTGGGTGAACGTTGGGGATATGGTGCAAATACCGGATACCTACGATTCAAATCAGCAGGCTGGTTACATTGTTTCCAGGAATGGAAATAATTTTGAAACCAGTGAGAGGATTGAATTTTCTGGTGACATGTACGCCGTCATTACTGACTCAACAGGGGCAACAACAGCAAGGTATCCCGCAACACCACGCGCAGACACGAGCTTTGGATTTACGGCCAACATACCCTCTGTTCAGCTAAATATTTTTGATGGATATGACGTCCAGTCACCATCCAGGTATGTGATAGCAACGACAGAGGAA